TTAGCCGACTTTGACTTTCACCTCGGTCCACTCACGTCCTCGGCTGTCGCGGTAGAGCGCGGTCATTTCGGGCGATTTGTGACCGAGCAAAGCCTGCGCGAAGTCCGCGCCATGCTGTTCCGTGTAGAGCCGTGCCGCCAGCGACCGCAGTTCATGAAACGTTACGGGCGTTTTGCCGTCGGGCGCAACGAGTCCGGCAGCGTCGCGCATGGCCGCGAAACGCGTGCTCAATGTCGCAGGCTTGCACGCATCGCCCGGCCTGCTGCCCCCGCTCGTTGCGATGAAGTGAATCACGTACTTCGAAACGACCGTGTCCCGACATCTCTTCAGCACGTCGCCCAGCGTCACACCGAGCACATCCAGGCGCAGATCGAGCGGAATGCGCAACTTGGACCGGTGACCTTCCTTGCCCTTCGATTGCTCCACCCACAGAAATCCATCGTGGATCTGATCGAAGCGCATCTTGGCGATATCCTCTCTGCGCTGCCCACAGACGAGCGCCAGCTCGATCGCGTTTGCAATCCAGCGGTGTCGCGGCTCTTCTCGCGCCTTCGCGATCAACTGCTTGTATTCGTCGAGCGTAAGGCGGCTCCGCGTGACGCCGGCCGTCCTGGGTTTGAAAACGGCGTCGACGGGACTGCGTCCCGAGTCAACGAAGCCGCGTTCGATCGCCTGGCGAAAGACATCAGCGAGGCGCGATCGATAGGCGATCGCCGCGTAAGAGCCGCGCTGCTCCTGTACGTCGCGAAGAAAATCCGCGACTTCCCTGGGACGTACCGCAGCAATCGCCTGAGACGCGAAGGCGGACGCGCGAATGCCCTTGAGCTGTGAGCGCATCCCGACGGCGCTGTGCCGGTTCTGTGGCAGATTCTCGCGCTCATACTCAAGACACCATTCAGCGAAGCTAATGCCCGCGCCATCGATTTTCTGAAGAAGCGATATGTCGCCGCGCCGCCGCAACAACTCGGCGTTCGCCGTCCGCACTTGCGCCGTCGCGAGTTTGAAGTCTCGGCCGAGACCGATGGTCCTGCCATCATCGGGGTTACGGAACCAGAAATAACCCGCCGCGTTTTGATACAGATTCGCCGGCCACGCGCGACGTGCCGCCTTTCGTCTTCTAGCGGCCACCGATCATCCTCTCGAGCTGACTGGCTACCGGATCTTCATAGGAGGCGTCTGGAGCGCAGAAATATCGATGGCCTATCTTCTTCGGAGGCGGAACGATCTTTCCGTCTCGAATCCAGTTGAGAAGCGTATTGCGATGTGGACAGTGCTTTCCGAAGACTTCGACTGCCCAATCGGCGACAGGGACCAGGCGCGCCATCTCAACCTCCGCGAGCGCGTGCGCCGCGCGCGAATCGACGGGTGACCGCACCATTGCATCTCAGCGAGTCGATCTCGTCAGGCAGCGCGACCGCGAGTTCGCGAAGCTGTTTGTAGCCGATCGTCATGCCGCCACCTCCCGCCCGGCGTAGTACGCCACGTCACCGGCCACTGCGACGAGCGCCATTTCGCCCGTCGTGTGTGCGAGCAGGTCGGCGACTGTTTGATCGAAGCGCGGATGATCGAGCGGCACGCGCGCTTTCGCGAACATCCGCGCCACGATCTGCTCGGCCTGCGCGCGCGTCATATCGACGAGCACGCGCTGTCCTTCGTGCGGGACGTGATGCGGCGCGATGTCGTCGTTCGCTGTGGCGTGCATCAACGTGACATCGCCGCACGACGGGCAGGGGATCGCGAACGGTGCGCCGCCGTCGCGGCTGTTCCAGAGGCGTTCGCGGTGCCCACACGTGCACGCGTACCACATCAGCGCGTGTCCGGCGGAGTGGAGCAGGGAGACGTCGGCCGCCGCCTGTGCGGCGCTCTTGCCCACGCGTTGCAGCAGTTTGCGATGCGCGCGCTCGTCGGCGCGGCGGTCCTTTCGGTTTTGAAGAAATGGATGCATGTTTGTGTCAAAAAAGCCGGGCGCAGGACGAGCCGCCCGTCATCGAGGATTGCAATACCGGCTTCGAGGCAAACACCGGTCTCGACGGTGCCGGCGGCCCGCAGTTCGTTACGCGGACAGCGCCGCGAGGCATTCGTTGTAGACGTCGAGCGCGGGTTGCTGGTCGTCCTCGGGCAGCGAGCCGATCATCGAAGCATCGGCGCTGAGCGTGTCGATGTCCTTGCGGGAGCGCATCAGATCGATAAGTTGCTGGGGCGCGAACTCGGGCGCGTTGCTCTGCGGGGCCTGCTTCGGCGCTTTCTTGCCGCTCGCCTGTTTCGCGATGTCCTTGAGCGTCGTCGATTCGCCCGTGGTCGCGGGTTGCTCCATCTCGAACCACTCGCCGGGCGCGCTCATGCCGTCGCGCAGGCTCGCATAGATGCGCTTCAGCGTCACGACCTGCGCCGGCTGGATCGATTCGAGGCGACGCTGAATGCGCTTCTCGACGTGCTCCTTCGTCACGCCGAACTGCTCGAAGGCGGTGACGATCTTCTGGATGCCTTCCGGGCTGACATCCGCCTTCGTGTTGAGCGTGACGTTCGCCTGCTGCATCGCGGCGTCGACGACGTCGCCCGGGATCTGCGCGAGAATGCAGGCGCGCACGCGGCGCTGCGCCTGATTCGCAATCAGTTCGTAGATGTCGCGCTCCTCTTTTAATTTGTAGCCGCCGCTCTTCGTATCGCGCCAGTGCCGCACGATGAACTGCAGTCGCTTCGACGTGCGGCTCTCCAGATCGACGCAGAATGCCTCGACTTCAGAAAACGGAACGCCGGTTGCATCGACGCCGCGCGAGCGCTCGCGGAACCCGTGTTCGATGTTTCCCCACTGCTGCGCCATCGCTTCCGCCGCGCGGATGCTCGGCCCGCTGATGTCGGAGCCGCCGCGGCTGAACTGATACTGGCTCTGCTCGGCGAGCGTCAGGCGCGTGAACGCGTTGAGGATGTTGTCCATGTTCCTGACGACATCGCGCGGGAACTGCTGCGCCATCAGATATTTCACCTGCGTTTCGGCGAGCTCGCGGCTCTGGTCCTGGCGCGCGCCGGCGGTGTCGGTGACGACGGTTTGCCTTGTTCCGAATGGCGATGCAACGAGTTCGGTCATATTCAATCCTGAAACGCCCACGAGGGCAGGGTGATCAAAGAAATCTCTTTCGAGTAGCCGGGCCATTCGCCGGTCTCGACGCAGCGCGCATACGTCCGCAGGTTGCGCTGATATTCCGCGCGGCCCTGCGCCTTCGAGGGATCGTCGAGCATCATTGCGTGCGCGGCATAGGGCCATTCGGTTTCGACGGCGACGAAGATGAACGCGAGCACGTCACGCCCGCTGGCCGCGGCATAACCATCGGTGTAGAAGGCGTCCTGCACGTGGTAACGCTTGCGCGCCGCCTGCCGTGCGAACTCGCTCGCTCCGGCGCTGCTGAATGTTTTCACGTCGACGAGAATCGCAGCGGCGTCGGTCGCCTCGTAGATCCAGTCCGGCCGGCAGCGGCACGCGACGCCGGTCTCGGGATCGCGCCAGAACGCGCTCACTTCAGCGCGTCCGCGCGACAGCGCCTCGCGGATATCCGGCAGCGCGCGCACCGATTCAGCCTGGCGCATCGCCGCGTCGTATTGCCCGGGCGATATCACGGTGACGCCCTGCGTGCGCTCGTTGAATTCGCGCCACCACGCCATTGCGCGGATGCTCGCCTCCGAAGGTTTCGCTGCATGCCACTGCGCGTCGGTCGGGCGGCGCGGCGCATCGTTGGGGATCGTCACGTAGCGCTGCGCGAATTCATCGGGCTCCAGAATCGCGCAGTGCGCCAGATTGCCCTCGAGCTGTCCGGCGCGCTCACGCGGCGCCGGCCGATTCGGATCGCGGTGCAGCGCGAAAAAATGCGCGGGCGAAACGTGCAGATCGTCGAGTCCCGACTTCGAGACGTCGGGGAGTGCGTGATACTGCTCGATCGTGAGGTCGGACCGGATCAATGCGACTTCCTGCGCGCGTCGGCGTGGCCCTGGCGGTACGCGAAGTCGTCTTCGAGCGGCCCGCTTCCGCGCATGGCATCTCGCCAACCGCGCTGATGCGCGCGAATCATGCGGGCCTGGAAGTTAGCAAGGCACTCGACGAGCGCGCCACCCGGCAATGCGCGCAGCCCGGACGGTGTCGTGATTTCACGCGACATGACTGCCTCCCGCAGGACCAAAAAACGCGACGATGTCCGGATGGCGACGAGGGACGATTTCGGCAAGTTTCTGAGCGCGATTTCGCGCTTCTTGCTCGACGAGCGGAACGCGCCGTGTCTTCGACTTCTGCGTGGCATCAGGCTTATCGCCGAGCGCCCAAATGCGGGACGGTCGACCGGTCGATCGCGGCGGCACGATCTCCACGACATGCACGAGCTTCGGCTTCATGCGGTGCAGGCGCACCATGCGTGAGTTGATCGCGTTCGGTGTCTCCCCGAGGACAGCGGCGAGTTCGGTCGCCTCGGCGCGCCCGAGTTGTTTCAGTGCTTCGAGTGTCTGACGTCGCGTCTCCGAAAAATTCGTACGCTGCGACGCATGTTTCGCCTTGCTCAAAATCAGTCGTACTCCTTAAATAGTCCGATGCGTTCAATCGGTCGCAAACTTGATGTTCCAGTTCACACATTCGCGCGTCCTGCTGTCGATGCGCCCGCCGGATCATCGTGCCTGGAACCGGCGCTAGGGCGGCCGCCGATCAAACCGCGGCTACAGCACGGAGGCAGTGCTTCACAGTCCAGATGCTGGCACGGATGTTTGCTCTTGCCTCGTTGAGTTCGATGTCGGTGACCGACATTTCGAGGGCATCGCGCGCGGCTTCGAGCGTGTCGAGCAGCTTCTGCATGTCGTGCTTGCTCATGCGTCCTCCGCAGGTTCGCGCAGTCGCGCTTTGAATTCGGCAATTTCGCGGTCCACCACCGCGTTGAACGCGCTGCGCATGATGAGAACGATCGTCGAGTTGTGCTCCGCCGTGTCACCGTTGCACAGCGCTTCCATCAGCGCGCTATGCCGGCCCTCGGGCATGTCGTCGAGCGCATCGAACACTTCGTGTTCAAGCACTTCCAGACTAATTGCTGCGCGGAGCTGCTCGTCGTCAACGACGTCGAAACGTGCAAGATCACGATCGATTGCGCGGTCGCGCATTGCTTCGGTTCGCGGAATGGATTGCATGGCTCACCCATCTTTCGTGACACGCAGCGCGGGACGCGCGGGTGGTGTCGATGGCTTAATAATACCAAATAGTATTGATGTGTCAACACCAAATGGTAATTTAACTTTCGTCGCGGGAGAGAAAGGCCGCGGTCTCAGTGAGCGCGTTGATCGCCAGCATTCTGTTTTGGCGATAAGTTCCAGAGCGACTCACGCGGTGCGTGCCGTCTTCGTTCGGCACAATCAGGATGTGATTCTTGGGAAGTTCAGGAGGAGGCGGAGGCGTGCTGGCGCCTGACGTGCCACTGCCGTGACGCGGTCGACGCGAAAAAAACGCCCTACCGTCGATGACTGTCATCACACGCGTCCTCGGCATGCCAAGGCGACGGCTTGCGATACGGTCCTTGCTGAATTTGTCCGGTGGAGACGATGCGCCGTGCCGTGGAGCGGGCTGAAGTGTGCTTCTGAGTTAGTTAGACAGCTCACTTGTTTTTGGAATATTTCGCTCAAACCGGATAAATATGAAGCATAAATTACTCGGTTATACCGCGAAATGGCAGCGGATATTGTTGGTGGGTAGCCTAATTGTCAGCACGCAGCGTAAAGAATTGTCAGCGCGCAATTATTGGCGAACAGGATGATTTGGTGCGCTCAACCCGACACTTTGAGGGCCCGGGTGCCGCGGCAGAAAAGAAAAGAGCCGCTTTCGCGGCTCTCAGCATGCTTTCTTTTTCGTTGCGATTGATCGGGGTCTCCCGACGGAAAAAGACTCAACCTCGTCCCCAAAGCCCTCTTCCGTGTGTTTGATCGCGGCGCTTGCACGCTTCGCGCGCAGCACCTTTTCCAGAACTTCGATAGCCGTCACGAGATCGTTTTCGCTGACGGAATCCAGAGCGGCGATGATCGCTCCGGCCTGTGGGCTGACGTAGCCCGCGCCGTGCGCCTGTTTTTCGTCCCGAGCCTCGTCCAGCCAGCCCTCCGGGAGATGGAGCGCGACCTCGATCTTTCGGGCCTTTTTCTCGCCGAACGACTTCCTGCCTCCCAGGATTCCGGAAATCTCGCTCTGGTTTTCGCCGGACGCGCGCAGAAACTCGGCCTGACTGCCCTCGTACTGAGCGTCGATGAGTTCGCGCAAGCGAAGTCGGCGGATGTCGGCAAGGTTCATAGAGAAATTATCCGATCCTATTACTAAAAGGTAAAACACCAAAAAGTATCTAAATAAGAGAACCGTTTGGTAATATTCTTCGTATGGATACTCTTCGAACATTTCTCAACAGCCTTGCGCCGGACGAGCAGGATCGGTTTGCCGCGGATTGCGGCACGTCGCTCGGCTACATCCGCAAATGTATCAGCGGTGGCGGACGGTTCAGCGCAGCGCTTTGCATCGCTATTGAGCGAAAGGCGCGAACCGCGCAACCGGATCTCATCGTGCGTTGCGAAGATCTGCGCCCCGATTTGCTCGACGACTGGCTGTATATGCGAAACAGCGGGTGCGCGGAGGTCGACAGCGCCCAGGGAATCTCAACGCCGATCACGGCAGGGGAGATGGCGTGAAGCGGTCAGCCCCCCGTAGTGGAGGGCACCGTCGGAACGACCCGGCGCACCGGAGCGCCGTGCCCGGACGTGAACCACGTAGAGCCGCGCATTCCCTTGAACTCACGATTCGCTCGCCGTGACCGCGAGCGCGCACAGTAGCTATGGCCCGTATTCGTTCGATCAAACCAGAATTTTGGACTGCAGAGCAAGTCATGGACTTGTCACGCGATGCGCGGCTCGCCTTCATCGGCCTGTGGAATTTCTGCGATGACGCCGGCATCCATCCGGCGAAACTGAAGACACTGAAAGCCGAGGTCTTTCCGGCAGATGACCTGACCGGCGACGATGTTCGCCGAATGGTCGACGAATGCATCGCGGTCGGTCTCGTTGACGAGTACGACGTGGACGGAGAGTTCTACTGGCTCGTCACCGGCTGGCACCACCAGAAGATCGAGAAGCCGAGTTTCAAACATCCCACGCCGGACGGCACGTACCCGGACGGCGCGGCGAAGCGCCGGCAAACCCGCATGAAAGCGCAAAAATCGTCGACTGTGCATGGAGCAGTCGGCGACGAGTCGGCGCGCGATGGCCGAGTCGTCGCCGAACCCTCACCCCCGGAGAGGAGCGGAGAGGAATGGAATGGAGAGGAATGGAGTAAGGAGGTTCCAGGAAGCGCTGAAGATGCGCGTGCGCGCGGGCGCGAAGGAACGCCGCCTTCGGCTGATCGCGCTGTCGACATCGCGGTGTACTTGCGTCGGCGGGGCGTGATTGGCGCGAACAGCGCGAACCCCAACATCGCTGCGTGGGCAGATGACCTCAGGGTGACAACGGAGATTCTCGATGCAGGGCTGTCCGTTGTCGCTTCGCGCAATCTCAGCAAGGCGATCGGACCGAACTATCTCGCGCCGATCATCGGTGATCTGTTGAATCCGAAGGCATCGGCGAAAGCGCGCGGCGCTCGGCAGCGTGAGCAGCCGAGCCGTCAGGAGACGTTGGAGCGCCGGAATCGAGAAGTCGCCGAGCAAATCGCAAGGGAGTATCAGGATGCAAACCACTGAAATCGGCCGCTTCACGGCGATGCTTTCGGACGTCTATGCCTTTTACGGCAAAGAACTGTCGGCGTTCGCCGGGCGCGTCTGGACGCAGGCGATGGGTCCGTTCGACCTCGAGGCCGTCGCCGATGCGCTCAACCGCCATCTGCTGAATCCGGACGCGGGCCAGTTCCTGCCGAAGCCGGCGGACGTCGTGCGAATGCTTGATGGCGGCACGCAGGACGCGGCATTGCTCGCGTGGTCGAAGGTCGATCGCGCGTTGCGCGAGGTGGGCGCATATCGCAGCGTCGTCTTCGACGATCCTGTCATCCATCGCGTGCTGACGGACATGGGTGGATGGATTCCTCTGGGTCAGAAAACGGAAAACGAATGGCCATTCGTGCGGAACGAATTCGTCAATCGGTATCGAGGGTATCGGATGCGCAGCGAGGTGCCCGCTTATGTGCCGGTGCTGACGGGCATTGCCGACGCGCAAAACACGCGGACCGGGCAGCGCAGTCAGGAGCCGATTCTGATCGGCGATGCGGCCGCGGCGGAGCGAGTTTTCAGAAGCGGTTCTGACCAGCCTCTGCTGGCAGTGACGCCGCGCAGTGCGCCCGTCACGGCATTGGCCGATGCGGTCGCCGCGTGAATACGCAGGCAAGGAGGGCGAGGACATGAACCCGAGCGTCGCGGACGGGTGCTGGTCGTCGTCGGGAGACTGAAATGAACGTCACGCAACTCGCGGGTTCGCTGCCGCGCGATCCGCGATTCCGCGAGTGGATGTCGGACTGTTGCGGGCAGACCCTCGACGAATCCGGATGCGCGCAGATGATTCGCGAGTTCTGCGGCGTGACGAGTCGGCGGGAGATCGCGACGGATGCGCAGGCAACGGCAGCATTCGAGCAGTACGTGCGAAGGCCGTTCGTGAGATGGCGAGAGCAGCGGGATGCGGAACGGATTCATGGATGAATGGGCACGGGTGCATCGGCTCGTCGCGACGCTTGGCACGCGCTGAAGTCGAAGTTTCTCGAAGGAGCGCCCTGAATTGTTCAGGTGATGCTCAGAAATGTTCAGGTGATGTTCAGGTACATCACGATGCGGTTTGATTTACAGAACGGCGCAGGCGCCGGATTCAATACGAGGTAGGCATGAACGCCCCAACGAGGTACCGCCAGAGCAACGAGGCTCACGAAGACGCCGGCCCCTCAACCGGCAAGAGGGTTGCTCTCGCATCCGCGCCGGCGTCGGCATCGATCGAGATGACCGACTTGAGCTTCAAGACGGGACGACAATCGCAAGCCCTGCGAAAGAGGCGATCGACGCGCGCCATGATCGGACTGCTCCTGCAGATTGTCGGCGCGCTCTTCGTTGGTCTCGCAGTGCTGGGTTCGCTTGGCGTGATCGACATGCGCGTGTGCATCTCGAGCGCGGGCGGGTGTAATGCGCCGGCGCCCGTCGGCTCGGCCGGAAGGATGCGCGCGTGAGCACGCTCATCGGCACGAAGATTCGCGGTGCGACGCGCACGCTGCGCTCGCGCAAGGCCGCGCCACTCGAGCCGTCGCAACGCAAGATGGTCGGTGCGAAGACACCGACCGCGCCGAGTGCGCTGGAGGAAGCGTTCGCGCTTCAGGTGCGCGCGGCGAAGTTGCCGGCGCCGGTGCGCGAGCATCGGTTCCACCCGACGCGGCGCTGGAGGTTCGATTTCGCGTGGCCGGTATCGCGCATCGCGGTCGAGATCGAAGGCGGTACATGGAGCGGCGGGCGACACACACGCGGCAGTGGATTCGAGGCGGACTGCATCAAGTACAACGCGGCGGCTGTCCTCGACTGGCGCGTGCTGCGCGTGACGGGTTCGATGGTGAAAGACGGTTCGGCGCTCGCAGCAGTGCGCCAATTGTTGAGTGAGACTTTACGGGGATAGCATGCAGACGGACGAGATCGACGACCTGCTGGTGGACTGGTACGGGTGGAGCAGCACATACCAGGGTGTCGCGGGCTACGCGCGCACGGACGCGACGTGCCGCGGCTTCCGGATCAGCCGGCAGTGGGATGACCTGTCGGACACGGTCGACGCCCAACTGCGTGAGAGCGTCGGCAAAATTGTCGAGCCGATCGTCGAGCGCCTCGACATTCGGCTGCGGATCGCGGTGAACACGGCGGTGCGCAACTTCAGAGCCGGGCGCACGGTGTTTCGGAATCCGCGCTATCCGGAAACGCAGGACGCGGACTATGCGAAGGCGAAGCAGGTGATGAGGCCGCAACTCGCGGCCCGGAATCTTGTTCGGGGCCTTGTAAACCCGGAGAAAATTTCGTAGTATCTGCGCCGAGGGGAGAGTTGCGTCTGACGAAAACGCGGCTGTGGCGTAGGTCGATCGAAATAGCACCGCAACGCACTGCTAAGGCGGCGACGAAAGGTTCGATCTCTAGCCGCAAACCCGCATTCAAGTCCAGCGCATCCACCCGCAATACATTCCGCCCAGACAGCTCACGCCTCTGGGCGTTTTTCATTTCCGCGAGCGTCGTTTAGCAATCGGGATGGACTGCATATATTTGTCGCCCTGTCGGTTGTCGCGGGTTTTCGCCGCAACTAAATCCGTGAGGCAAGCCGCCAGAGGAATTCGCCAGGAGTCCAGAGGCCTCGCTTCGGAAGACGCGAGCGAAGCGTTCGCAAGGGCACGAAGATTTCTATAGCCATGACGACAGTCAGCCTGCGAAATGATCCGAAGCCTGATCACTGGCACACGCTCACCTTACCATTGGAGAATCCTGCGAATGGGATGCCCCTGCAAAAAGCGGCTGCCTCCGCCGCCGCCGAAGAAGCGATGAAGCTGAATCCTTGTGATCGCGACGACAGCCGCATCGGCCGTGCGCTCGTGTGGCTCACGCTCGGTACGGACTGCCGGTGTTGCATCGGCACGCGGATCGTGGTGGCGTCGATCATTGGACTGGCTGTCGGGGCGGCGCTCGGCAGGCTGCTTTAAGCAAAATGGCGACGGCCAAACAACTCCGGTTCGTCGACGAGTTCATGGTCGACCGCAACGCCTCGCGCGCGTACCAGGCGGCGGGCTACACGGCGAAAGGAAATTCGGCGGAAGTCGCAGCATGCCGGCTGCTGCGTGATCCGGAGATTCAGGCACTCGTTGAGCAACGCGAGGCCGATCTGCGTGAACGCGTCGAGGTTCGGCAGGAGCAGGTCGTCGACTTGCTGTGGGACATCGCGCGCGCCGATGCGAACGATCTGATTCAGCACCGGCGGCTGTGCTGCCGCTACTGCTACGGCGATGGTCATCGATATCAACGCACCGCAGGCGAGCGCGAACGCGACGTCGCGTTGTGGGAAGCCGAGCAGCGCGAAGCACAAGACGATGCACCCGTGACCGCCTTCGACGAGATGGGTGGCATCGGTTATCACAAGCTGAAAGCGCCCAATCCGGATTGCCCGGAGTGCTTCGGCGAGGGCGTCTCCGACATCTTCATTCCGGACACGCGCCTACTGACCGGTCCGGCGCGCACGCTGTACGCCGGCGTGAAGGTCATGAAAAACAGCATCGAAGTGAAGATGCATTCACGCGTCGATACGCTGAACAAGGTCGGGCAGCACCTCGGCATGTTCAAGGAGGTGCACGAGCACCGGGGCGCGGTCGGCATTGTCGACGTGTCGGAGCATGTCACCGCGGACATGAAAGAGCGTGTCGCGAAGGAAATGTTGCGCGGCGCAGGGTATGCATTCGATGACGAGTGAAGAGACGAGCACGATGCTGGTCGCGGCGCGCGACAGCCTGATCGTCTACAGCCTCATGGTCGACGCGCGATACCGCGCGAACAGGTTTCACCGCTTCCTGGCGGCGGCGCTGGAGAAAGCGGTCACCGAGGGACGTGGGCGAATCATGGTGTTCGCACCGCCGCAGCACGGCAAGAGCGAGATCGTCAGCCGCAAGCTGCCCGCGTGGATTATGGGACGTCATCCGGACTGGCCGATCATCGCGGCGAGCTACGGCGATGATCTGGTCGAACTGAACGGCGGCGCCGTGCGCGGGATGGTCGCGTCTCCGATGCATCGGGCGATCTTTCCGGAATCGCAGATCGACCCGAGCAACAGCGCGAAGCGCGACTTCAAGACGACCGCGAGCGGCCACTATCTTGGTGTGACGATTCGAGGCGGGGGCACCGGTTTTCCGGCTCGCTGCATGTTGATCGACGATCCGTTCAAGAGCCGCGCTGAAGCCGAATCCGGCACGTTCCGCGAGCACGTAAAGGACTGGTATCGCTCGGTCGTGTCCACGCGACTCGCCGAGGACTCGATCCTCATCGTCATGCACACGCGCTGGCATGAGGACGATCTCGCGGGCTGGCTGCTGCGCGAGCACGCACACGAAGACTGGACCGTCATCAACCTGCCTGCGATCGCCGAGGAAGATGACGCGATGGGACGCAGACCCGGCGAGCCGCTCGTGCCCGAGCGCTTCAGCGCGAAAGCGCTTGATCAGAAGCGCATCACGGTGGGCAGCCGCGAGTGGGTGGCGCTTTATCAGCAGCGGCCGGCGCCGAAAGGCGGCGGCGTGTTCCGAAAAGACTGGCTCAAGTTCTACGAGCAGAAGGACTTGATGCGTGCAGTCTGGATGATGAACAGATATCTGTTGATCGATCCGGCGCGCACGCAGAAGAAGACGAGCGACTACACGGCGATCATCGTCGTGGGTCTGCATGTCGATGGCAATTACTATCTGATCGATGCGATCTACGACCGCCTCACGCTGAAGCAGCGCGGGGAGACCGTGATCGACATGCATCGCAAGTGGACGCCTGCGCTGACCGGCTACAAGCGGACCGGCCACGAGCAGGACATCGAATACCTGAGCGAGGTCCAGGGCCGAGAGAACTATCGGTTCGGCGTCGTAGCGCTTGCCGAAAGCGGCTCGAAAGAGGACCGCATCAAGCGCCTTGCGCCGAATTTCGAGGCGGAGAAGTGGTGGTTCCCTCGAACGATGTGGAAGACAGGAAGCGACGAACAGCCGCGCGATCTGATCGCTCAGTTCATCGACGAGGAATACGCCGCATTTCCAGCCGGCAGGCACGACGACTTTCTCGACTGCCTGTCCGGCATTAAAGATATCGACGCGCGCTGGCCGATGGGCGCGCCGCAACGAAGCAGAAGCAAAAGCAAAAGCGAGGGATTTATCGTATGAGCGTCTCCCTGATCGGGATGAAGGCGAAGCCCGGCAGGGAGCTGCCGCCACCCGGCGCGCGCTTTCCTGACGTTGTCGAGGAACAGGCGAGTGCGCCGATCGCGGATCTGGCCGCATACGTGCGTGAATGCTTCGACGCGAATCAGCGGCACCGCCAGTCGTCCGGCATCGAGGAAGTCATTCTGCAATGCACCCGGCAGCGCAATGGCGAATACGATCCCGACGACAAAGCGAAGATGGGCAACGTCGACGTCTTCATCAACGTGACGGGGCTGAAGTGCCGCGCCGCGGAGTCGTGGCTGAAGGACGTGCTGGTCAATGTCGAAGCTCAACCGTGGACCATTTCGGCTACGCCGATTCCCGAGTTGTCGGCCGACCTGATTTCGCAGGTCGAACAGCTCGTGAGGGCGGAGATCGTGGCGCGCGGTTATGCGAGTCCGTCGCTTGATTCCGCACGCGCGAGGGAGTTGAAGAAATCCGCACTCGACGCGATGCAGCAGCTCGCGGCGGACGCGTGCAGCCGCATGAGCGACAAGATCAACGACCAGCTCACGGAAGCGAACTGGAAGGCGGTGTTCGAGCAGTGGCAATCGGACATCGTGACGTACCCGGCGGGCATCATCAAGGGGCCGGTCGTGCGCACGCGGCGCGCGCTGCGCTGGATCGGCAACGAGCTGATTCCGGACAGCGAGGCGGCGCTCGCAGTCGAGCGTGTCGCACCGATCGACTTCTATCCGTCCGCTGAAGCGACGAATCCGCAGGACGCGAACTCGGTGATCGAGCGCATGCGGATGACGAAAGCGAAACTGTACGAGTGCATCGGCCTGCCGCACTTCGATGAAGCCACGATTCGTCTGTGTATCGCGGAGTTCGAATTCGGTTTCCGTGACTGGTTGTCGAGCGATGCCGCAGTCGCTCGCGACGAGAAGAAAGACGGCGCGCTCTGGGGCGACAGCGAGACGATCGACGTGCTCGATTTCTGGGGGCGCGTGCAGGGCAGCAAGCTGATGGAGTGGGGCGTCAGAGTCGACGATCCCGAGGCGCAGTACGAAGCGAATGTGTGGCTCGTCGGCGACTACGCGATCCGCGCGCTGCTGAATCCCGATCCGCTCGGCCGGCGGCCGTACCACAAGACGAGCTTCAATCGGTTGCCGGGTCAGTTCTGGGGCGAAGGCGTGCCGCAGATGATTCGCGACATTCAGCGCTCGGCGAACGGTGCGGCAAGGTCGCTGTTGCGAAACATGGCGTACGCGAGTGGCCCGATGGTCGAAGTCGACATCGATCGCATGGATGACTCCGAGGACGATCCCGAGAAGATCGTGCCGTGGAAGGTCTATTTCGTGAAGCCGAGCAGCGCGCCGGGCGGCAGCAGTGCCGTGCGGTACGTGGTCGCGCCGAGCATTGCGGGCGACCTGATGAGCATCTTCAATCGCTTCCTGCAACTTTCGGACGACTACAGCGGAATCCCTGCGTACACGTACGGCAATCCGCAGGTGGGCGGCGCAGGCGCGACGATGGGCGGCCTTTCGCTGCTTTACGGCGGCGCACTGAAGGGCATCAAGTCGGCGATCATGAATATCGACCGCGACGGAATCGAGCCGCTCATCACGCAGATGTGGACGTTCAACATGCTGTTCGATCCGGACATGTCGCTGAAGGCCGATGCGAAGGTCGTGGCGAACGGCGCCGAAGGCATCTTGCAGCGAGAGCAGGGACAGGCGCGCAGCATCGAGACGCTTCGGACGATTACGCCGTATGTGCAAGGCGGCGCGATTCCGCCGCAGGCTGTGCAGGACATTCTGCGGCAGTGGCTGTCGGGTCAGGGCTTCGATGTCTCGCACTGGTTCCCGAACAGTGGAATCGATTCAGAGATCGCGGCGGCGATGGGCGCCCAGACCGCGGTCAACGCAGCACCGCAACCTGGTCCTGTCCCCGGTACGCCCCCGCCGGCGCTCGACGGGCGACAAGCGTCAGTCCTGCAGGTGCAGCAGCAAAGTCAAATACCGGCCCCACCAGGGGCCGCTTCTTTTTGAGGATCACGATGAGACTGGATGGCTACCCCGTGGAAGCGGGTGATCGGGTCTACGACCTTTTCTTCGGCGACGGTGTCGTGAAGAACCTTTTGCCGGACGGCCGGGCGAACGTGGCCTTCGGCGTGCGCTCGTTCACGTACGACGAGCGCGGCGTCGGGCAGCACGGCCGCCGGTCGCTGTACTGGCACAACCCGATCATTCTCGTGCCGCAGAAGGACGACGCGCAGTGGGCGCTTCAGCGACGCCTGAACACGGCGATCGCGAACGAACTTCAGCCGGGCCGGGTGTGACATGGCGATCCAAACGATAGCCGGTCACAACGGACTGCGCGCAGCGGCCGATAGCGATCAGTGGCTGCTCTTCGGGCCGTTCAGCGAATCGAACGTGTCGCGCAATGTCGAAGTGGGCGCAGTGCCGATCGTCGTACGTGCGTTTAACCTGCAGGCCGAAGATGTCGTTCTCGTCGAAATGATCGATGGCGACGGCGCCGGTTCGATGTTTTCTCCGTTCTGCCCGTTCGACGGGCAGTCGACCCTGACGATGAAGCGCAATGTCTTGCCGATCGGCTTGCCGGGGCGGTATCGCTTCGTGCTTCAGCGAACGGACGGCGGCTCACCGGCGCTCGGACTGGTAACGGTGCGCGCGTCGCAGGCACCGATGTCGCATGAGTTCCTGGGCGCCTACCTGAAGTGCGGGAGCAGCACATGAGCCTGAACGGCGGCGGCGCAAGCCGCACGAAGCGCACGGCGTTCATGGATGTGCAGGAGTTGTTCGGCGCGCAATCCGTGAGCGAGGTTTCGCCCACGATTCAGGTCGACGACGAGCCCTACATCATCCGCGCGCACGGCCTGGGTGCGGGCGAAAGCGTCGCGGTCGAGATGGTCGATGGACCGGGCGAGGGCAAGTACACAACGCCCTACATGATGAACGGTTGTCAGGTCAGGTTGACGCGCAAGTGCAACCTGACGGTCATCGCGATTCCGGGGCGCTATCGCCTTATTTTGAATGGCGCAGTCGGCGTCGCGTATGTGACCGCGATCAAAGCGTCGACGACGCACGAATATCTTCTTGGAGCAATGAACATGGGTGGCTGCTGCGGCGAATCGCCGACGACACTGCCGCCGTCCGGTCCTGCCGGCGGCGATCTGACTGGCACGTATCCGAATCCGCAGATCATCGGGCTCAGCGCGATCTCGCGCATCCTCGGCGACGCGAACGCCAAGACGCTGCTGGAACAGTCGATCAAATCGCTGTTTCCGGCCGTGAACGCGGGCGACGTCGCGGGCGCGATCTCGAGGGACGCGAATGCTCAGGCGACGTTGGCAAATGCGCTGTGCGGCGCGCTCGCGTGCTGCATCGATGACGCCACGAAGCAATGGCAGCGAACGGACGATGAGATCGCTGGCGTCCTGAAGCGCTGCGACGGATCGAAACACGTCGCGGGCAACGCATTGCCGACGTGCCAGGAAGTCGACGACAAGATCAGCCAGGCGGTCGGCGGCGTCACGGTCGATAAGTTTCTCGACCTCGTTCAATACGATCCTGCGACGCACACCCTGACGCTCGCGGTGCAAGGTGGCGAGACGTTCACCGTGAATCTCAGCGATCTGGTTCCGGTGGTCGCAAGCTCGCAGAGCATCAATGGCGATGGGACTGCAGGCGCGCCGTTGTCGGTTCGCGTGAAGGCCGGTGGCGGCATCACGATCGCGTCGGATGGCCTGGCCTTATCGCCGGGCGCAGCATCGGCGCCGAACACGAGTTCCGGCGACGAACTGCCGACGGCAATCTACGGCGCTCGCGATGCCTTGCTGGGCAAGCCCGATGGCTGGATGTCGATCAATGGCAAGCGCGTGCCGTACTGGAACTGAGGATAAGCATCATGACCACGAAAACTCCGATCGTGCTCGACAACGGCAAGCACGTGCCACTCGCAGATGGCGACACTTTGCCTTCAAATGGGCAACCCTCCGTGCGCTTTTCGATAACCCTGCGATCGGGCGAAATGGAGGTATTCAATTCCGGCTACGACGTCTGGAATGGCCAGTGGGGACTCGGGAATTGGGGCGACAAGAGTGCGACGATCGATGCATCGACCGGCGCAATTGTCGTTCCAGTCGGCGGGATGTATCGGGTGACCGGAATGATGTCCGGGACGGCCGCTGCGAACGGTACCATTTCGGGCTATTTGAATCAGCCTAAGGACATATGCGGGGACCCTGCGTACCCGCATCCGTACTACTTCGGATGCAGAACGGCCGTTTCTGCTGGTTTATGCATTTTGCCGTTCGCGGGGGTCGTCGGGGTGGGTACAGGGAATAAATTTTCGCTCTATCTGGCGCACAATTTCCAACTGTCTGGTGACAGCCATTTGAACTTCGAATTGATCGCCTGATGCCATGAACAACTCGAAATCCACTCCCAAGCCGCGCTGAGGTAGGTGATCTATGTCAGCTATGAGCCCGATCGTCCTAAACGACGGCAAGCATACCCCGCTCTCGAATGACGACACGCTGCCGGCGAGCGCAATCCCAATCTCCCAGGATGCGGGCAATACGTTAGCACGGCACGATGACGGTCTGTATGTACCGCAATCAACGCCGAAGATTCTGGTGGCCTTTTCGATTGCGCTTCGTCCGGGCGAGATGCAGGCGTTCAACTCTACGTTCAACGTCTGGAACGGCGAGTACGGGCTGGGCAATTACGGAAGTCAAGCAGTGACGATCGATGCGACCACGGGGGCGGTGATCGTGCCTGTCGAGGGCATGTATCGGATGACCGGCATGATCGTCGGATCGGTCAATCCCGGAGGTTCGGCGTCGGCGTATATCAATAGCGCGAGAAATGAGATCAGCGATCCTGCGTACCCCTTCCCGTTTTATACCGGCTGCGCGACTACGCTGGCGGCGGGACAATGTACGTTCGGCTTTACCGGGCTTGTTGGCCTGAGTCCGAATCGAAAGTTCTCCATATATCTATCGAACAACCTGTCGCCAAATGATCCGTACTGCCGTTTGAGTTTCGAATTGATTGGCTGACTTCGAGCAAGCATCGAGGAGAGGTTAATGAGCAAATCCCCATCCACACCCAAGCCGCGCGTCCTCGAAAAGGTCGTGAAAATCAAAACGCCGATCGTCAAGGCGCGTGCAAAGCAGGTCTCGGTAAAGCGCCCCGTCACGCGATCGTGCAACTGCGGCGGCGGGCTGAAGTGAAGCGTCCCACAGATCGGCAGCGCGCAGCAATCGACAGCCTCCAGCGCAACGGCGATGCGTATCGATCGTTTCTGGAGTGGTTGCACGAAGTGCGCGTCGACGTGCTCGCAGAGTGCGCGCGCATGGATGACGACATCCAGATCCGCCGCCTCCAGGGCGAAGCCCGCTGCCTTGCCGATCTGATTTCAACGCTGAAGCCGAAAGACTGACTTCAACGACATTCGAACGCGCCGACCAGCAGAAATGCTCGTCGGCTTTTTTGTTGCCCGCGATTTCGCTGCTCGCTCGCGGGCGTTTTTCATTTGTGACTTCCGCTTTGCGCGGCTCACGGAGTAAATCATGGCAACACGACTGCCGCGCCATCTGCGCGGAAAATTCAGCGACACCGACGGCGCACCGATCCTCACGACCGATCCGGCTGGCGATGACGCCACTTCCGGCACGGGCGCAATGCTTATCGATACGCCAGATGCAAGCACCGGCGACGCGCAACCGTTCGACACGACGGGCGTGACGTTGACACACGTGACGACGATCAAACCTGACGACGATCTGCCGCCGGGCCGCAGCGCAGACGCAAGGGATGTCCCGGCCGAAGCGGGTTCCGGCGATGCGAACTATCGACGCATGGAAGGGCGATACAAAGCCCAGATCAAGCGTCTCGAGGATCGCATCAACGAGTTGACCGAACACGCACGCGGCACGGGCGCGATTACCGACATGCTCATGGAGGCGCGGCGCGAGCTCGCAGAGCTGCGCTCGGGCGACGCTCCGAACGGCGCGTCGGCGCGCGCGGCAGCGATCAACGAGCCGCAGGTGCCGAAGCTTCCCGAGCTTACGGACGACGAACTCGCCATGTACGGCGAGTTCGCACCGGTCGCCGACAAGCTGATCGCGCGGGCACAGGCGCCGCTGCTCGCCAAGCTTGCAGAGATCGAGCGAAGCAGCGGTACGCTCGGCGAGCGGCTGGGGCGATCGGAAGAACAGCGCTTCGTCGACCGCGTCGGTGCGGCAGTCGGCAACATGGACGCGATCACCGCGGCGCCCGAATGGCAGGAATACCTCGAGCGCGATATCCCGTTCGCGGGAATGAAGATTGGACGGGCCTTGCTCGACGCGCATACCGCGCGCGACCTCAATCGCATCACGTCGATCTTTCATGGTTTCCGCGAAGCGCACAGCCACTTCGCGGATGACGTTCAGAACGCAACCGGCACGAACGGCGCAGTCCGCGGTATGCAGGCGCTCAACCAGGCGCAGCGTTCCGGGCTCGCGCAATTCGCAACACCCAACCGAACTGCCGCGAATGGCAGCGGCACGCCCAGGCCGCGCTTCAAGGATTCCGACTACCGCAACAAGGCCGCGCAAATGCGAGCCGGGCGGTTGACGAAGCAGGAGTTCATGCAGTTCGAAAACGATTTTCTTGAGGCCAAACGGGCGGGCCTCGTTGCTAAAAATTAGGAGTTGAAACATGAAGAGTTCCGCTGGATACAGTCAGTACGCGGACGCCCTGATTACCCCGCAGTTCGGCGATCGCCTGATCGCGCGCGGCTACTGCGACTTCGTTTCCGGTGATATCACCGACACGGACTATACGGGCGACCTGAGCAAGTGCGGTGATCAGATCACGTACTTCATCGAACCCGACGTCGAGATTCACGACTACCAGAAGAACGGCGTCGTCAAGCCGCAGGAACTGGAAAGCGAGTCCGTGACGATGGTCGTGGACCGCGCGAAGTATTACTGCGTGAAACTGGACCGCGTCGACGAAAAGCAGGTTTGCTTCATCGATGACTGGACGAACGCGTTCCTGAAGCGCGCCAGCTACAACATGAAGCGCCTCATCGACCCTGAAGTCCTGATGCGCATGGCGATCGAAACGGCGCCGACGAACAAGGGCATGGACGCCGGCAAGGAATCGCAGTCGCAGGATCTCGGCGAAATCGGCAATCCGGTGCCGATCAGCGCGCTGAACATCATCGAAGTGCTCACGCGCCTCGATGTCGTGCTGCGTGAATCGTGCCGCTGGGAAGACGGCGCGATGTTCGTCGTACTGCCGAACATCGCGCGCAATGCGCTGATGGCGTCCGACCTGAAGGCCGCGTACCTCACGGGACAAGCTCAGTCGCCGCTGCTCAACGGCAAGTTCCCGCTCGTCATCATGGGCTTCAACGTGTACTTCACGGACATGGTGCCGAAGGTGCTCGACGTGGCGACGGGCAAGCAGGCGTACTGGATCGTTGCGGGCAATCGCAAGGCGACCGGCTTCGCTCAACAGCTCGAAGACCACGAGATCATCAACATGGAGAACTCGTTCGGTAAGTACTACCGCGGACTCTGGGTGTATGGCTCGAAACCCTTCTTGCCTGACGCGCTCGCCGCGCTCTACGCCACGTTCTGATCGACGATGCGCGGCATTGGTCGCGCATGCCTATAACGCACAGGAGTTACCTCATGTACCACCCGCTTTATCACGGCGGCAACGCCGTGCGCAATCCGGCTCAGGAGATGTATCCGGCCGCGACGCTAACGGTCGGCGATCATCTGACGCAGGCGGCGCACAAGGCGCCGGTCGCTTTCTCGAACACGCGTCTTTTCGACTTCAGCCAGAAGGACGGGCGCCGGCAAGCCGGGCTTCAGCAATATCTGAATCGTCAGGTGTCGAACGGCACGCCGCTGAAAACGGGCGACATCATCGGCGCGTGTGCGATCGGTGCGGGCTCGCTGCTGATCGGCTACGCGTGGGGCGTCGAGAATCCGGCCGACGGCGTCGCATTCAATATCAAGACGCACTTCGGCGGCCAATTGCTGGAAAACGTCAATGCCTCGTCGATCAACTCGAACGGCGCAATGCTCAAGACGCCGGTCTGGCTCAAGGACAACGAGATTATCGACGTCGAACTGACCAACTGGCCGACGACCGTGCCGAACGATCTGCGCTTCTGGGTGACGCCGATTCTGTTCGTGCCGCAGCGCGGTAACTGATCGACGCTACGCCGCAACCTTTGGGCCGCGCCAAGTGCGCGGCCTTCTTCCTTCAGGAGAAGAATATGGCGAAAACATTCGCTTATCGCGACGGTCACGGGACCATCTATCCTCCGCATCCGGCGATGCTCGCGCAACCCGGCCTCGTGCCAGGTCAGTACGACACCGAGACGAAGACGTTCACGCCGACGGGCAACCCCCAGCAGCAGACCGGAAGCATCATCACCGACGCTGGCTTCGGCGGACACCAGAAGGTGCTTTCGGGCCTCGGCGAGGATAAGGGCGCCAACACGGCGCCCCTCCGCGCGGGCGTGGCCTTCACGCTGCCGGCCGATCACGCCGACGCAGGCGCGCGCGCTGTCGAACTCGAGCAGCAGCTCGCGGAAGAGCAGGAGCGCAGTCGCGCCTTGGCCGCGCAGATCGAGATGTTGAGCATCCAGACTTCGCAGGCCGCTTCGACCGTTGAGCCCGACGCGAACGCCAGCGAGAAACAGGACGAAGCGACGAGCAACGACGCGGCGGCGAATACGTCGGCCAGCACCGGCTCGAAGCGCGTGCGTAAGACGAGCTGATGGCGACCGTCGGCGATCTTGCGCTGGAAGTCGCGGCGCTGCTGAACGATGCCGAGTCCGGGTACGAGTTCATTCGCTGGACCGAAGCCGAGCTGATCGAGTATGCGAACGACGGCGCGGCGCAAGTCGCCTCGCTGCGCCCGGACGACTTCGCGTCATCGCAGGAACTGACGCTTCAACCCGGCGCGCGGCAGACGTTGCCCAATGACGCGACACACTTCTACCGTGTCGACGGTACGCTCGACCAATACGGCGGCGTCGTCGGCATGCCGTCGGCGACCGACTACGGCGCAACGCGTATCGCCGCGTCATACTTCGACGACCTCGCGTGCGCGGCGTGTCGCAGCGGCGCTTATACCGTGCGCTCGTTTTCGTTCGACCCGACTTCTTCGCGGAGCTTTTTCGTCGATCCGCCGGTGCCCGCGGGCAAGCCGGTCAAGATCATGGTGACCTACGCCGCCGCGCTTGCGCGGGCGCAGGCCGACGATCCGCTGCCATTGCCTGAGCGTTACCACAACGCGGTGATCGAATGGATGCTCTACCGGGCCTTCTCGAAGGACACGGAAAGCGCGAGCGCGGCGAGTCACGCACAGGAGCATTTCGGTGCTTTCAACACGTTGGTCGCCGCATCGCAACAAGTCGACGATCGATATGACCGCAACGGAGGCATGAATGTCCGGACTCGTTGATCGCGTATCGCTCGATGTGTTCCTGCCCTTCGTGATGGCGGGTGCGCGCGGTCTGCCCGAATCAATGGCGCTCGCGTACATCCGGCAGGCGTGCATCGAGTTCGCGCAGCGCAGTAACATCCTGCGCCGCCGCGCCTTTATCGACATGCAGTGCGGTGTTACGGACTACCCCGTCTGGCCGGACGATTGCGAAGAGATCGCGCGCATCAACGCGGTGCGCGTTGGGCTGACGACGTATCGCGGCACGCGCGACACGATCGACCTGTGCCATTGCGGCTCGCGCTTCACGGTGCGCGACGGTTTGCTGCATCTTCCGACACCGCCGCACGGCGACCAGCCGCGCGCGGTCGAAGTTCGCTTCTGTGCGAAGCCCGCGCAGACGGCGTGCGAGGTCGACGCGATTCTGCATTCCGACTGGCAGGACGCGATCGAAGACGGCGCGCTCGCACGGATCTACCAATTGCCCGGCTACGAATTCACGCAGCCGATGCTCGCGACAACACGCGCAAGGAGCTTCTACGAGAAGATCGCGCGTGCCCGCGTGCGGGCGCTGAAGAGCGACACGTCAGCGACGCCGTTCGCCGTTGCTCCTTCCTTCATCTGACATGCGCCGACCCTCCCTCATTCGCCTCGACCGCTCGGTTGCGCAGACGGCGTTCGCGATCTCCGCGGCATGCGCGTGCGATGCGCCGCTGGAAAATGTGTCGATCACGCTGTGTCGCGCGGGGGCCGTCGAGCGGTGCGACGCGTGCCGAACCGATTACGGGGCGCACATGCTGCTCGCGACCGGCGTACATGGCGTGCGTCCCGTGCGCCGCTCCTGCGGTTGCCGTGTGCCCGAACACGTGCTGCGCCAGTGCGCAATCGAGCAGGACGACGATGGGCGTTACGTCTTCGCCTGGGACGCGCGCGTGCGCTCTCTGCCGGCCGGACTGTATCGCGCCGCGTTCACCGTCGGCTGTGCGCCGTGCGGCGAACTGCTCATGCAGATTCAGGACGACTGCGCCGTGACGGGCGCGGAGGACATCGCCTTCGATCGCGGCTGCGGGCCGGTCGATCCGACACAACCGTGGTGCGCGTCGCATGCGGCATCGTGCTGTGCGCCGACACCTGTTATCTACGTTCCAACCTACGACGTGCCGAGAGGCTGCTGATTATGTTTCGACCGATGGTGGGCTTCCAGGCCAGCCTGAAATGCAAACTTCAACCCGATGATGTAACGCTGCCGCTCTTTGCCGCCGACATCGCGAAGATCGCGGCCGCGCTGACGCAGACCGGCGATTACACGCGATTGTGGGTGATGGGCTCGCGCGCTCACGAGATCGTCAAGGTCACGGGTATCATCGACAGCGCTGTCATGATCGAGCGCAGTGACGAGAGCACGTGCGCGATCACGGCGCCGCTCGGTTCATGCGTGTCGTTCGTCTGGACGCAGCAGTGCGTCGCAGACTTCGTGCAGCAAGGCTGCGGCGGCGCCGAACCGGCCGTGTGCGAGGTGCTCGCCGGTTCGAATCGCGTCACGGTCACGAAGAGCGAATGCAGCGTGACGATCGACCGCCCGGCGTGCAGCGGAACGTCGTGGCGCGCGGGTAACGTAGAGTTCGCGCAGGACAGCGGTGGCTGCATCAGCGCCACGCCGCTCAAGACTCAACTCGGCGACGGCGAGTACGTCAACGCAAACGTGACCATCCGCGATGGCTACATCACGGCGATCGCTTCGGGCACGAATATCGTGTACACCGGCGGCGGTTGCTGCGACGGCGGGAGCGGTGGCGGCAGCGGCACGCAAGGACCGCCCGGGCCACAGGGTCCGCAAGGTCAACCCGGCCCGCAAGGCGTGCAGGGAAAGCAGGGCGTCGCTGGTCCGCAAGGTCCGCAGGGCCCGGCCGGCGCGGGAGGCACACAAGGAGTAGCGGGTCCGCAAGGACTCTCGGTTCTCAACGGTGCTGGCGCTCCGGCAGGGAGCGTGGGCAACAACGGCGAGTTCTACATCGACACGCTCGCGTCGACGATCTATGGTCCGAAGACGTCGAGCGGCTGGGGCGCCGGCGTGTCGCTCATCGGGAAGACCGGTGCGCAGGGCCCGGCGGGCGCCGATGGCGCGGTTGGTCCGGCAGGCCCGGCGGGCGCCGACGGCAAGCAGGCGAACTGGTCGCTCGTGCAGAGCGGTGGCGTGATCTACATCATCGGTCCGGTTGGTCTTTCCTTCTCGGTTGAGTCTGCGACGGGCGTGCAGGTGAGTACGGGCGGCACCATCCCGACCGGCGGCCGCTACGCTCAGCCGTATAGCACCGGCGCTGCGCCTACAGCGTTGTTCATCAAGTCCGGCGGCCTGTACGTGGGCTGCGGAACGGTGTCGATCTGATGGCGGTGCAGCGTTTCAATCGTTTCGGTGGCGTGCTGCCGCGCTACGACGCGACGCTGCTGCGCGAGAACATGGCGGCATCGGCCGAGAACGTGAAGCTGTGGCACGGCCGCCTCGAACCGTTCCGTCGCCCGGCGCCGCGCGAGACGGCCGACGTCGGATGCGTGCGAACGATGCATCGCTTTGGCTGCTGCTGGCTCGCGTGGGACGATCCGTGTGTCGAGGTGGCCGAGTGGCTGCCGACGTGCGAGCGCGTCTACGTCACAGGCGCCGCGGCGTATCCGATCGTCGCCGAGATGCCGGACGACGGCTGCGCGATGGACTGGAAGCGCGTCGGGCTGCCCGTGCCGGCCGACGCACCCACGGCGATCGCGCTCGATACAGCGAAGCCCGAGTTCACGACCAGCAGCCGCGCGTACGTCTACTGCTACCTGAATTCGTTCGGCGAGGAAGGCGCGCCGAGTTATCCGAGCGATGAGCTCCTCGACTGCGCAGAAGGCGGGCGCGTGCAGGTCTACATTCCTGCGCCGCCGGCGGGATGGGACATCGCGGGCATTCGTCTGTATCGACTCGCGGAGGGTTTCAACGACGGCACGCAGGCGGCCGCGCCCACAACGACGGCGTACCTGTTCGTCGCCGATCTGCCGCCGACGGCCCAACAGTACGTCGACGCCGCCACGAGCGACACACTCGGCGAGCCGATGCTGTCCGAGCAGTGCACGCCGCCGCCCTACGACCTCGAGAACATCACGCAGTTGCCGGACGGCGTGCTGGCCGCGTCGCGCGGCAACGAAGTCTGGTTCTGCGAGCCGTATCAGCCGCAGGCGTGGCCCATCGACTACGTTCTCGCGCTCGACGACCACGTGAAGGCGTTGAAGTGGCAGGGCGGCGTACTGTACGCAATGACCGACGGTCATCCGTACGCGATCGCCGAAGACTGCGCGGACGGTCAGTGCTGCCGCAAGGTCTTTCGCTTTCCGAAGCCGGCGCCGATCGTCTCACGCAAGAGCGCGGTGCAAACGCCGGGCGGCGTGGTGTACGCATCGCTGACCGGTCTCGTTCTTCTGTCCGGGCAGAGCATCAACCAGATTACCGGCCCCTGGTATGCGAGCGACGACTGGCAAGCGCTGCTGCCGCACACGATGGTCGGCGCGATCATCGAGGGGCAGTACGCGGCATTTACCTGCAAGAGCGGTTTCCTGTTCGATCTGCGCGACGGCACCGAGAACGACGGAGCGCAGAACAACGATCTCATGCCGCTCACGCTCACGCCGAATGCGCTGCACACCGGGCGCGACGGCAAGCTGTATCTGGCGTTCGGCAACATCATCCACGAATGGGATGCCGGCGCGGAGTTCATCCCGTATCGCTGGCGCAGCTTTACGCTGGCAGCGCCGGGGCAGATGAACTTTGCGGCGGCGAAGTGCACATTTGCGGATTACCCGTGGCCGCGCATGGCTCCGTTCGGCGTGCAGCTCCGATTCATCACGGACGGGCGCGTCGTTTACGGACGCGAGCTGAAGCATTCGAATCCGGTTCGGCTGCCATCGCAACAACGCAGGCTGGATTTTGCGTTGGAGGTCGAAGGCGTCGAGACAGTGCGCGAGATCAAATTCGGGACGAGTGTCGCTGACTTGGCGACGTGACGCATCGAGGCCGTGTGCTCGGGGGAGATGCAGGGACGCGCGATCGACTCGTCGACAAGGTATGCGAAGGTTTCGAATGCGATGCGAATACGCGATAATCCGGCGTGAGGGCCAAGTTGCGCCCGCAAATTCCCAAACCCGCTTCGGCGGGTTTTTTCATTTATGGACCTCATGAGCACGCGGATCTTTCAGCAGCAGGATGTGAGTTATCGACACATTCACGACACGATCAACATGCTGTCGGCGGCCGCGCGCGAAGCCGACCCCGATGCGCAACCTGATGCGGTGAAGGCCGTTCAGGCAATCACCGCAGCCGTGACGGGCGCACGAAAGGACATCTACTTCGCCGTCGTCGAGGTCAACGGCATCACTGCCGGATTCATTGGCGGCGTGCTCTCGCCCTTCGTTTTCGAAGAAAGAACGTTCGTCCAGGACATCCTTGCGTACGTGAAGCCCGAGCATCGCGATACACATGCTGTCCGCGATCTCGGAAAGGCATTTGCCAACTGGTGTTTCGATATGGGCGCGTACGAAGTGCGCGGCTACCTGACCAACGGCGAGAATGCCGAACGTCTCGCTGGCGCGGCAGTGCGCGACGGCTGGAAGACGACCGGCAAGATCATCACACTGAAACGGAGTGAATGATGGGTGGCGGTGCTGATGCGGTTGCAATCACAAACTGGCAGCAGATGGAGCAGCCGCTTGGGTCCGGCGTTCTCTATGGTGTTAATCAGGTCTGGGAAAATCAGCAGGCGAACGCCGACGTTTGGGCACGGCAGGCCGTTTTCAACGACGACAAGTGGCGCGAGCAGCAGAAGTATCTCGCCGAGGCTTCGGCTACCCAGCAGAAGGAAGGGTGGGCTACCTGGTTGGGCGCCCAAACCGGTTACGCCATCGCGCAAACGCTTCTCGCTGACAACGCGCTTAAGGCTGCCCAGGATCAGGCTGAAAAGCAGTACGACATTGCCAATCGTCAGCAGCTCATCGCCGAGCAGGAGTACGCGCGTTACAGCGAGCACTTCGCTCCGTGCGAGAACGCCACGGTCGACGAAGAGTGCGCGCGCCCCGAATACACCGAGCCGATTGAAGACGAGGCGAATCGCGCGGCGGTCGACATTCGCGTGCAGTTCGGCAATGTGCGGCAGCAGCTTGACCGTCGGCGCAATCGCTACTGCATCGGCGCGTACTTCGCCGCGGACCGCACGCTTGCGATCGAGCAGGCGCGCGCCGTTGGCGAGGGCAAGGAGCGCGCACGGCGCTATCTCGAAGACCGCCAGTTCAACCGCCAGTTCAAGTACTTCGACCGCAAGATGGCAATCCTCAATCTTGGGCGCGGAATCAAAGCCGACGCAACCAGCATCTTCGGCAATGCCGCACAGACTTTCGATCGCGGCGGCGAGATTGAAATCGCCGCCCGGAATAATTTCAATAGCGCGGTCCTTTCGTCGATCGGCGGCGTATTGGGCATGCGCAAGTAGACCTTCGCAACACTTTCAGCCGGATCGTCGCCGGGCACGCGCAGCAGCGCGAACGCGGGCGGCGCGAGCAGCGACAGCATACCGACGGCCGCCGGCCTCGTTACCTTTTCGTCGTCCGGCGTCTGGCCCGGCGACTCCGGAATGATGAGGTCGGGCGGACCCGGCCACGGCTAAAACGTTGGAACAATCATGGGCTACTACCGAATTGCGAATCTCGCGGCTGACGTCGACGACGCGCTGCCGTCCCGTCTGCACGCGCAGAATCCGATGCAGGACAACTATCTCAGCGCGTACGGCATGCCGGAGCAGAAGCTCCCGTCGGATGTGAACGCTCTAAACAAATCGATCAACCACGACGCGGGGCGGGCCGCACACGGCGATCTCGTCGATGCGAAGGCGAATTCGTTCGCTGCCGATGCGTTGATCGGCCGCATCAATCTGCAGAAGCTACTGGCTGACCGGTTCCTTGCGCAGGCGCTCGCTAGGGCTTCCGATCTGGGCATGACGAATCTCGTCGATGTCGCGAAGTTCGTGGTGCATCAATTGTCGATGCTGCCGCCCGAGCAGGTCACGGCGAATCCGTACCTGCAAATGATGCGGCAGGACTATTTGAGACAGACGCAGCCGCGCGTGACGCATCGCGGCGCAGCGCCTGGCGGCGATATCGAACTGTCGACGCAGACCCACGGACATGGGCTGCACGGCTACGACGTGGCCGTCAATGTCGACGATGAAGGAGATGTTTTTCCTGCGAATTCCGCTGACTCGATGCAGCAAAGCCAGGCTGACGCCGACGCACCGCAACCCTTGCGCAGGCCTGGGCCGCGCGCATACAGCGCCGACGATCTTGCGACGTTGAAGCGCCTTGGTCTGGCTTAGCGAGTTCGGCATGACCAGCGATCCCCGTGACGACCAGCATCGCCAACCGCCAGCAGGACAGCCCGGGCAGAGTGTGCGCGCGGCGTATGGCATGGGCAACGGCGACGATTCCGATATCGACGACGTGATCGCTTCACGCTATGGCGTGCAACCCGGCGCGCTCTCGAAGTCCATGCAGCGACAGCAGCAGGCGCCCGACGCCCACGATGCGCAGCAACAGCACGCCTCTGACGCGAAGCGTGCCTTCGCGCATTGGCTCGAAAACTACGTTAAGAACATCGTCAAACATGCCTGACAATCTCGATTTCGATTTCGATTACGACTCGACTGACGTGCTCGACACGTCTGCTTCGTCGCCAGAGCAGTTGTACAACGTGTCGCCCGCGGCGATACAGCCGCAGACAACCGACGCAGGACCGGAAGCGCCTCCGTCGGCGGCGTACAATGCGGCCGATTATTTTAACGATGGATCGAGCGGCTCCGCGAATCGCTCTCAATCATCGGACGGCGATCAAGCGACGGTCGCGCCGTATCTCGCGCAATCGTCGCTCGCTGACGCACAGCCGTTCGAGTATCATCCGGATGACCTGAGCGGGAACGTTGATGTCCTGGCTGGCGGCGAAGGAACACCCGGTAATAATCAAGCACAGAATAAGCAGTGCAGAGCCGTGGTTACGGCATTGAAACTCAACAAAGATCAAGCGCAACAGCTACACCTGGAGATCAGTAAGCAGCGTATGGGGTATCACGAGATCATGGAGTGCGCGAAGGATATGTTTGGAGATGCAGGTGACTGATACGAAAAGCGAGATTACGCGACGCCTTTCAGTACTTATCGGACTCGATGTCAGCGCGGTCAGCCATGCGGCAGATATGCTTACTATGCATTTTGGCCCACAAAGGCAGTACGTAACGCCTAGAGGCACCGTCCTGGAAGGCGGCACATGGGCATTGCATGTTCAATGTTCCTGGCGGCTTACGCGGGCCGGAGTCGTAGTGGCAACTCAGGCTGTGCTTGCTGGCTCTGATGACGCCGCGCATTTCGGTTCGAGTTGGCTTGACACACTGTTGGTGAAGGAGGGAGCAGTGATTGTGAAAGGCATATCGGCAACGAAATCAGGCGGGCTGCAACTGGCCATGTCAAACGGCTTTTGTCTGGAAGTCGTTTCGGATACTGTGCCGGATGAGGAAGATTGGCGGCTCTTCGAACTGCGCAGTGACGCGAAGCATTTCGTCATCGAAGGTGGAAAAATTGACCCTTGGTCCTTGTCTTAACGCCGGAATAGCATCCTTGCATCGAGATAATGAAAAGGCTCGCTTGTGACGTAATCCGCGATTTCCGACGGGCGGTGCGCCGCAAAGCAATAGCCAACGTCTATGAGGCTTGCGTGAGCCGTCTCGGTTGTCGTGCCGCGCACTTCCGCCGCCGGTCGTAACACTCAACGCATAGCAAACATCATCAAGCCGCCTTCGGGCGGCTTTTTTTATTTGGGAGATCGCACGAATGACGTTGGGGCAAGGCGTTAGACCGCTCGGTGGACTTGGCAGTGCGAACGACTACAGGAAGAACATCGTCAAGAATGTCTGACAATCTCGATTTCGATTACGACTCGAATGACGTGCTCGACACGTCTGCTTTGCAACCGGGGCAGGTGTACAACATGTCGCCCGCGGCGATGCAGCCGCAGACAACCGACGCAGGACCGGAAGCGCCTCCGTGGTCGGCTTACAACCTGGCCGATCACTTCAACGATGGATCGAGCGGCTCCGCGAATCGCTCGCAATCATCGGACGGCGATCAAGCGACGGTCGCGCCGTATCTCGCGCAATCGTCGCTCGCTGACGCACAGCCGTTCGAGTATCATCCGGATGACCTGAGCGGCGACGCTACTGAACTCGCGGCCAGTACTAACAAACCGCGGTACGCCGCGAAGATGCTTGGCTACGACCAACACACCTTCAGCGACATGCTTCATCGATTCAAGCCCGAAAACGGACTCCGCGGGGATGACAACGTGATCTTCCATGACGATGGAAGTGTGGAATTTAACAAACGAATTCTCGATGACAACATCCATGACTATGCGCCCTGAAGCACGCACCGGTAAGGAGCCGCATGCACGCGCGCACGCGACCCTCGTTATTTCCGGTGATTCAGTCGAACCTGAATACTGGACGCGATATTTTGGGGTGACGCCGAGTAGCGTTCGAACGAAAGGGCAGTGCTACCGGTATCCGTCCGGCAAGATCAGCACCCGGCCGGCAACGACCGGCTACTGGGCGTTCGGAAGCAAGACGGCCATTCGCAGCGATCAACTTGCGCCCCATCTTGCATGCCTGACAGAGACGCTGGCCTTGCCACGCGTCGATCTGCGCGAACGGTTACAGGCGCAGGGCGCGGAAGTGGCCCTTTGGTGCTTCTGGATCAACGATACTGGCGACCGTGTGCCGGACGTGCCAGACGAGATTCGCGCCATGATGGACGCCATTGGCGGAACCATCGAGATTGACGAGTATCAATAAGCCTCTTCTCGCGCGGCAGCTTCTTGTGTTGCCGCGTCTCTTTCTCGAGCGGGACCCTTCGACTCCTGCGCGTACCCGAGCGCGAACCTCGGACCTCCTTGAATTGGCATCACCCATAGTCAACGCCTGAGCGCATTGATATTGACCAGCGGGCCGTGAGTGTAATCGCACTCACGGCCCGCGTTCGGTTTACGAGCTGAAACTTGCCTCTTTAGCGGCCTTTACCTGGCTTGCGTGAGCCGTCTCGGTTGTCCTGCCGCGCACTTCCGCCGCCAGTCGTAACACTTAACCCATAGCCACCATCATCAAGCCGCCTTCGGGCGGCTTTTTTTATTTGGGAAATCGCACGAATGACGTTGGGGCAAGGCGTTAGACCGCTCGGTGGACTTGGCAGTGCGAACGACTACACGAAGAACATCGTCAAACATGCCTGACAATCTCGATTTCGATTACGACTCGACTGACGTGCTCGACCCGTCTGCTTCGTCGCCAGAGCAGGTGTACAACATGTCGCCCGCGGCGATGCAGCCGCAGACAACCGACGCAGGACCG